AGGAAGAACGCTTTCAACGTCTGGAACAAAGTCAGCAACGCCGCGAAATACTAGCCGGTGATCCGGTAAGTAAAATGCGCCCATAGGTTTTGCTTGTGGACACCGAACCGCCATAGATTCGCGGTTGGTATTCATTCCATATGCCATATAAAACATTACGCTACCTCTCTTTCACTATCAGGCGCTTTGCTTTTTACTGTGAAATCATAAACAGGCTTTGCGTCTACAAATACCATGCCATCTTTTGTATGACCGCCAATAAATTGACCGTCCCAGTTGAGACGTTCAGCAAGCAACTTCGCGGCTACAATATAATTTTCTTCAGCATTTAACGCGTGATCATAACTCATGATAATACTTGCGTAATTGCCAGAATGTGTGACCTTAATTCTTGAACATCTTCTTTCAGTTGGTCCAATATATTTTGTTGTAATCGTCTGCATTTTATATACTCCGTTTGCTAGAATATCCCATATATACCCACTATATGCGCTATGGTCAAGCAAAAACATAAGAAAACTTATGCGTTGATTTTAAAGGATTTTCTACGTCAACTTTTTTCACGTCAAAACCTGACGCAGTTGATGTTGACGCAGAATTGTGTTTGTTTTCAATAGTTTAGGTAGTTTACGTCAACTACGTCAGTTTTGCGTTTTGACGCAGAATATTGTTTAAAATCAATGGGTTATTTTACGTCAACCGCGTCACCCCCCTTATAGGGGGGGTTATATAACCAACCCCCCTGATGTGATTTGTGATCTTGGGAAATTTGTTCCAGTGTGGGAACTATTGGTTTATTATGGGCTTGTTCTTTTTTTATTGTTGGGTTATATTTAAGAGGTGCTGTAAGTTAAAAGGTTTGTAAATGCCAAAGGTCGGAGAACAAATAGAAAAGGGCGGACGTAGGTTGCAACCGCAACAGCAAAAGTTTTTAGATAATTATATTCACAAAGATATGACCCAGACCGGTGCGGCTCGGGCGGCAGGGTATAAGTCGCCGAATGTGAGAGCCGTTCAGCTTCTTAACAATCCAGTTGTTAAAGAACGAATGGAAGAAATGAGACAGGAACTCGAAAGCAAGTACGGGGTGTCTGTAACTAAATCTGTTCGGGATATGCAACGACTCAGAGATGAAGCATGGGAAGCAGGGAACTTTGGGGCGGCTATTAAAGCAGAAGAACTCAGACTGAAGGTAACGGGTCTTATGGTAGCCCGTAGCCATGTGACACATGAAAACGTTGATAATATGACACGGGATCAAATCGTTAAACAGTTGCAGGACTTTATGACTCGCGCTAAAGATCGCATGATTGATGTAACACCTGAAGCAAATCCCACAAAAACCGAACAAATCGACATAACATACGATAACGAAGAAGCTGTATAGCGCAGGTTGCGCCCCGTGTGGGCAGGCTAACGGGGTCTTAGACGCCCAGAAACGCACCGCCCAGCGCCGCAACTAGACTTGTTCGGGTTCGGGGTTGCGAAATATGTTCGGGATACCTCCAGCAGCCTTAAAATCCCTCTATCAAAAATTAAAGATTCGGGCTGCCAGCGCTTTGGCGGGGCCATAACCCGACAAATTGTTCGGGATAGCGCTGCTGGATCTTTGCAGCCAGAGTTTCTGCCGGGCAGCTACCGGGTCGGGATCGGGGCCAGCAGCCGGGGAATATAACCCGAGGAATTGTTCGGGATCGGGACTCGTGATTCAGGCTGCACGAGAGTCACCGGGCTGCAACTTCCGGGCAGCTAAAGATTCGGGGCCGGGTGTTCGCAGCCAGCGATGACAACCCGAGTAATTGTTCGGGTTATCGGACCGGGAGAGGTCCTGCTGCAACTTTCGTCCCCGGGTCGTAAAGCTGCCGGGTAAGATTCGCTGGCAGCAGCGCTGCCCGGAGATCACAACCCGAACAATTGTTCGAAAGCTGCCGGGCCGCTGCGTCCTGCTGCGAGTCAGCAGCGCCAAATCTTTTTTTAATTTACCTGTTGACATTATATATAGCGTGGGATAATATGGGATTATTCTAGTAAAGGAGATGAAAGATGGCTAAACATAAACCTTGGAAATGGATTGTATGGGTTGGAGGTACTGATGATTATTATGTTGATTACAGTACAGCAAAAGATCATCACGATGAATGGATTGATAAGGGATATGATCAAGTTCAAATTGAGGAGATTAAAGATGGAAATCACTGAGGTAAAGAATTCAAACGGGGTGACTGTTTACCATGTAGTAGATGGAGGCTGTATCCAAGAGTTTTGGACTCGCAAGTCGGCTCAGGAATATGTAGACTATTTTAGTAAAGGATAAAGATCATGAAATATTCAGTAATCACAAGCCCGCAAACTTTAAATAATAGATATACTGTTAAATGCTTTAACAGCTCAAACGCTATGCACGTTTTTTTAAATAAACAATGTGACAATAAATGGAGTGTAACAGAATATCCGTTTAAAAAGTCTGGCACTTACTTCTCGCAATACTGTAGTAAAAACGGCCAGCGTTTTATTAATACAAAAGAATTAATTTGTTAAAAATTTAACCTGATCCTTCGGGATCGGGTCGGGCTTCGGGGATCGGGGTCGGGCTTATATATACTATATAAATATAGATATATACATACACATATACACATACACATATATGTTATTACATTATAATTGTAAAAAAAAATCTAAATTTGTTCGCTTTATTTAACCTATAGCAATGTTATGTGTACCAGCGGTTTTAAAATAACCTTCACAATTGTTCGTTTTGCCCTTGTTATATGGGATTATATGGTATAATCTATTTTTAGTGAGGGGGTTTTCCCGTCACATTCTAGTAAAAAAGGTAATAAAAACAATGACTTACACATTTGGAATAGAAATAGAAACAAGCGGCGCAAGTATATCAAGAATTGCTAATGCTTTAAATAATGCCGAAATTCGCGGTTGTGATGTAAAACCCGATGGAACACCACGAGTTGACGCCGAAATCGTTTTGCCACCATTAGCACCATGTGATTTTGCATGGGATTATATTAAAAAGATTTGCCGTGTATTAGACGAAGTTGGCGCAAGTGTGAATTCATCATGTGGTTTACACGTTCATATTAGTAACGCGCCGCTTAATGATGATACAACCGCAACCCAATTTTGTGGTGAAAGTATTGACGTTAAAGAACGAACTGGCCGCTTTTTTGCAAACCATTCAGAACCAATGGATTTTATCGCGGTTCAAGATATTATGCGTCGATATACAAGACAACAAGACGCGGTTAACTCTATGTTCCCTCGTTCACGTACTGATAACCGATATTGCTCACCATTAAGTACGCGCCGAATTGAACAAGCTTCGACTATTAGCGAATTAACGTTTGGTAAGTTTACATCAATCAACTTGCAAACGTGGTCGCGTGGTACAATTGAATTCAGACAAGCAAGTGGCACAATTGAAGCGGCCAAGATTATCAATTGGGTAAAGTTCTTAAACAATCTTGTTTTGCATACTGTTGAAAACAGAATTGAAAGTGGCAACCGAACAATTGTAACTGATACACCAGAACAACCGTTTCGACGCGGCGCGCGTGTTGGTGTTCAATATGACATGATGCGTTCAGATGGTGGCGCGACTACACAAGAAATAATGGACGCAACTGGTTGTAGTGAACAAAGAGTACGCGCCGCTGTTAGTGAGATACGTTCAAGAGTTGGTGACGCCGCTGTTGTCACGAGCACTCAACAAGCGAATGGTGCGCGTTATGGTGATGGAACGCACCACACCAGTTACACGGTTTTATTCAGTATAGAGACGCAAGGTAACGCGGCGCAATTATTGCCAGAAAACAGACGCGGCGTTGAAAGCATATGGGCAAACGTTGATGATGATTTGTTCGAATGGTGGCAAAATAGAATAACAACCTTGTCAGAACGAAACAGAATAGGCGCGCTAGCATAAGGCTAGCGTACCACTTCAGAAGCTTAGAGAAGCCCGCCAAGCGCGGGCTTTTTACTTTTCTAAGGTACCCTACCTAATCCGAACAATTGTCCGTGTATCGGGCTTATTTTGCCTATGCCCCCCCTTTTTTGTATATGTCGGTCAGGCTGAGACTTACACAGTGTTTTACTCAAACATTTACCCCAAAAAAACTTTTCACCTACTATGGGTCCCATAGACCCCCTCAAAAATTTTTTTCAAAAAAATCCATTGACGCCTCCCTTATCTTCCCATACCGTATCTTATAAGATGGAAATGGAGCTTAACAGTGCCTAAATATAGGTTAAATTACGGTGATCAGTTTGAATTTTTTGCGCAGACTCCTTCTGAGGTTGTTCCTGTGATGCAAACACGCAGATATGGTCCTTTATCTTTTGGGATTGAGTCTGAGCGTTTGTTTATGCGTCGTTCTGCGATGGAGATGTGTGAGTGGAATGGGAAGGATTATTATTTTCATGACAGGGATGCTTTAGCTGGCAGCATGATTAAAAATGGATTACTTGAGGTGATTGATTAAATTTTATTTTATTGCTACACTGCGAACAGATAAAATTTATTTGGAGATAATTCTATGGTAGCTGTAACGTCTATGCCGATGGGTCAACCGATGGGACAGCCTCAGATGCCGAATCCGATGGGTGGTTCTGCTCCGAATCCGATGATGCCGACGAATCCAATGCCAAATCCAATGATGGGTGCGCCTATGGGCGGACAACCACCTCAGATGGGCGGACAACCCCCTGTTAGTCCTGCACCTAATCCTAATTTGTCTACACAGATTAATGGGTATGGCGGCAGTGCATCTGGTCGTGCAAATTTCAAAAGGGCTTTAGGCACTAGAAAAAATATTTTTTTACAGCGTCAGCAAATGCAGATGCGTCCACAGATGCCACCGCAGCCACAGCCACAAATTGCACCGATTGGTCGTGCGCTTGGTAATAACGCTAATGTTGGGAGTGCGCCTGTTCAGTTAATGGGTGGTGGTGTTGTTCCGTTATTTGGCGGTTTAGGCCGTTACTAATGTCTAAGCAGGCAGATTTCATAGATTGCGTTGATCTATGGACAACGTGTTTACCGTATTCGACTTTTCCTAGTAGCACTATTGCGTGGCGGTTATCGCCTGCGATTGAGAGTGGTCAGTATAAGATTTGGCATAACGAGGGTGGATCGTGTGCAGGCTTTGTGACGTGGGCTTGGATGACGGATAAGGAGTTTGAGACGCGGGATTATTGGGGTCCAGAAATTTTTAGTCGAGAAATAGGTGACAAATTAGTTTTTGTTGATATGATTGCCCCCAACGGCACTTCTGGAGTGTTGAGTTTTTGTAGGGATCTTCGGCAAATGTTTAAGTTGGAGTTTCCAGAGGTTAAAAAAGTTTGGTCGCATAGAGGCCAACGGCGCGGTGTTTATCCGAACAAAGGTGGCTA